CGAGTAATATCAAAACTATCTGTCAGCGGAATTACTGTGGCACCAACGTCCACTGACAACGGACCAGCTGGCAACCAGTAGTACTGACTGTAGTTTGCAAATTTGTCAAAACTAATAAACGGATCCCAGGTATAGTAGTCACTGGTATACAATCTGTCTGAGTTGTTTGTCTTGGCGCCTTGGCGAGCCAGGGCATCTGAGATACCCGGGTAAGTTATTGCATCAGAAATATCTGTTGTGTCTGGAGTTAGACTAATCACACCTGGTTCAAGTTGATAATTTGCTCGGGTGGCATTGGGCTCAATCACATAATAGTCATTGGGATTTACACCTGGACCAACTCTGCGACCAACAAAACCTTGTGTCTTTTTAAACTGCGGCTCCTGAACCAATTGATCCAGAGTAGCTGCCAAAAACTGTTTGTTGGTAGCAGTTTGAAATATCGGTGGTAGAAAATCTACGGTTCTTGTTCTATCCATTAAATTACTCCACTGCCTGGTGCGGTTCTAAGGTTGGTTGACGTCAATGCTGTGATCACTTCTATTGAACTGACACCAGCTGCATTGACAAAAATTTCATCTGGGGCTGATCGTATTTCATACAGGTCACCAAAACTCTTCAATGGGTCCAGAGGCACCAGTACTACAGAACTCACAATGCCGCCCATATTTCTGTGGATGTAGGCTGCAAGTTCTGAGAAATAAAATGTATCTCCAAAGTCCCATATATCAATTGAAAAATAATCATTCAAGTTGGCAACTACTAGATTTTTAATTTCACTTTCGCTAGCCGTTGAATTGGCTGCACGAATAACCTTGATTGTGGCTCTGAGTTCTTGTGCTGCCTTGGCACCAAACAGCGGCTTGAACACCACTGAATTCACAACCACATTGTCTGAAATCATCTTGTAGTTGTTGAGATTCTGATAAGCAGTTGACAACTCATTGATTGTGGGCACACTGGGCTTGGGTACTGTGTCTGTGGTGTCTCTAATCCAGTTTTGATAAGCATTATAATAGCTCTGTGTGACCACATACAAGTCAATGATGTTGGTGGTTCCAGGATCAATACGAGATGTCAGTGGAGCATTGTGTCTATATTGAAAATACAAACTTTGGCGTCCAACTCTTGCAATCCAATCTGCAGATACATCCACAAGTGATCTTACAAAAGTTGTGCTGACTGCCAGTTCATAAAACGCACCCACTTGGCCGGCCAGGGGTCCTGTATAAATTTCTTGATTGTAGGCATAGAAAATCTGCCCTGCCACATATTCTCCCTTGACTGCTTCGATATCATTCTTGATAGCATACTCACTGACCACACGGCCTGGATCAACTAGAATATAACGTTGCAGATTGTCAAAGTCCACTGTCTTTTCAAAGAACACCAGTTTTGAATTTGGAACAACCAACGGTGCCACAATTTCATCAAAGAAATCTGGATCATCTGCTACCCCGTCGCTGTCAACATCTTGGTAACTGACAATCACTTGATAGTCGTCAACATATCCATCAGACTCAACTGGCTGGCCAATGATAGAAAGACTGATGTCACCAGGCAAGGGTTGATTGGAATCTGGCAGGCTGTTGGTTCTCAACACCTTGACAAAGTCGCTGATTGTTGTGCCTGTGCGAGTGTCAAAAATACGTTGTCCTGATTCAAAGAAAAATCTTGTTTGCAGCACAGAGCCAAAGTTGTACACTAAAGAACGGCTGGTCACAGTATAGCTGAGTCCATCTGTCAGGCATTGAATAACCCAGCTTGCATCTTGGCCTGTGCCCGATGTATCTTGTGCGTCAGCTAGACTAAAGTCAGCATTGACAGCAAGATTATTGGATGTAATCAGATACCAGGTCTGTGTGGTATTATCATAGCCAAGTCCAAAGTTTCTAAACAACAAGATCTGATCAGCAATTGCAGATTCAAGACTAGCTGGAATATCTGTGACCAGCAGCGGAATCACGGACACAGGTATTGCTCCTGTGGGCACAAAATTATTAAGTGTAACTGGTCCAGTTCCGTCGTCAAAGTTGCCTTGCCCCTGGTTGGTACCGTTCAAAACAATAATGCTTGGGCTGGCCCAGATGGTCAGTGTTTCATCTGCACGAACAGGAGTTCCTAGTCGTAGTCTATTGTTGGCATCAAAGTAGTAGCCAGCAGGTGCAACAAACTTTACCAGGCTACCCACTTGAATATATTTTGTGTTGTTGCTAGAAAAAGTACCAATTGGAACAGGGCCGCCAGTGGCATTTACAAAATAGCCAGTGGTCTCATTGGCCATTGTGGTACTTTGATTCCAGGTAATATCAAGTACCGCCAAGTCTGGTCTTGGAAAATTTGCATAATAGAATTGTGTAAAACCATTGGTGATCAACAGTGGTTGTATCTGGTTGGTAATCACACTGGCAATGTCGTTGCGATTCAACCACGAGAACACAAACGTGGGCAGTTGGTTTTCTTCCCACAGAGCACCGTCGGATCCAAAAATATTGGTCGAGCTGTATTTGCCTGTGTTGTCTACTAGATCAAGATATCGACTGGTACCAATGCTGGCACGATTCAGAGCCTTGCTTTTGATAATTGAGTTGTACAAGGTAAACGGAAAGTTGTTGTAGTCTTCGCCGTTGACCATGCGGTTCTGTGTGTAGTATCTGGCAGGGGCACGTTGTTTGATTTCGTCCAGAGTTTCTCTGACCTGCGCATTGCTGACAGGAGTGGTGATGCCACAAGTGAATGTGATTGTTTGCAACTGACCAGTTCTGCTGATGTAGCTGATTGGAAGTACCACGCTTTGCATTTCTTCAGGATTGATAATGTATTGCAGGCCGTTGCTGGCACGAACATAGGCACGGAACAAGCCCACTGGGATTGCAGAAAATACGCCATCGCCAAATGTCAGAGTGATCTGATCGTTGGTTCTTGATGTTGTGGAAAACAATTTGCGTTGATCAGGTGTCAGTTGTTCTGCCGCCGCAGCAAAAACTGATTCTACATACTGCCATTGACCCACAACAGTACCCACATTGTCCAACTGGAACACCCAGCGGTCTTCATTGTTGACGCCTTCAATGTTGATGTTGACTGTGCGATTGCTGATTCGTTCTGCCAGATTAAAATCTTGATTTTGCAACACACCTTGTTTGAAATAAAAGAAATAACCAGTGTTGGCTGCTGCAAATCCCAGAGAGTCGCTGCGGAACAGGATATTAAAAATGCCGTTGGCCACAGGGGCAGGTTCGTAAAGATAGTCTTGACCCACGGAGGTGGAATTCACTGCTTCAAACGGCATGTTGACACCGTCTACTGTGGCATTGTATGGCAACACCGGCAAGAATCCTGGAACCAGGTTGATAGCATATTCAGATGTGTTTACACCCACAATGTCTTGACGATTACCTGGGCGGCCCACACGTTGAGTGTCCACTAGAGCAGCGTTTAAAATGGCTGTGAATTGTTCCTCCCAGTTGAAATTGGTAGGATCGTTCCAGTTGATAGTGACATTGGCCAGATCAATTCCGTTGAAGTCTGTGACATTTTCGGTGGTTTGTACAGAAAATACTTTGAGATAACCTTGAGCTGCTGTATTTCTTTTGGCAGTGTAGCTCACCAGGTTGGCCAGACGTACCACTGAGTCTCTGCGCTCTGCTGTGTCTATGTAATTTTCACGGGTGTTTAGATCGTTACGGAAGGCCATTGCCTGACCCATGAATGCCACAACGTCTAGTAATGCAATAAATTCTGAACTTTCAATGTAGTCATTGAATGTTTCAGGATAGTATTGTCGAAGATAATCTACAAAACTTTTTCGCAGAGTTTCAAAGTCGTAGCTTTGAAAGTCAGCTTCTCTAAAGGTCTGATAGATGCGTTTCCAGTCTTCAACGCCAAATACAACTGTTTGTCTAGTGGTGCGTGCCATGATATTCCGTTAATATGTTATTTACCGATAAAGTAAACGGCTACTTTTATACGAACGAAGCTCTGCGCTGTTGTTGATCAAAAAATACACTCAGCAATTGTGCATCTGCACCAGCCACCAGTTGTATCTCCAGTTCAATCAACACACCGTTTTCCTGTGGGTACACTTGTACATCATTTAGATAAATTCTAGGATCACCGCCGGCTACTCTTTGCACTTCACGCAGAATATTGGCCATGGTAGTTTGATCCTGGCTTTCAAACAAAAAACTCCAGAGTGTGGTTCCGTATGACGGGCGGCCGGGCAATTGTCCTTGCCAGACATTGAATGCGTTTAGTAGGTCGCGCTTGATTAATTCGCCGTCTACCAGCGTGAATTTTTTGTATTGATTCTGTGTGTTAAATCCAATGAATGTGGCCATACAGATATTTAGCTGGTGCCCGGAGGTGCAAAATCTGGTACAGATATTTTGTTGTTGCCAATGACTTTTTTCACTGCTTCGTTCAAATTAGATCGATTCACAGTGTTGGTAAATCCCTTGGCTGCTTGTACACCTGCTTCCAGTGGATTGCCGCCGCCAGATATATCAGCATTTAAACCAGCAAATGCCTGTGCAAATTCTGCTGATTTGGCAAAGTTGTTCATTTGACTGATTAGTGCAGCTGGTGCGCCGCCTGCCCCGCCAGCAAGTAATCCGCTAATTCCACTACCACTAACCAGTGATCCCAATGACCCCAGTGACGGTGCCGTTTTGAGCCATTCTGTTGCATTACCCAGGCCAAACTTTGTGGCATTGTTCAACAACGGGCCCAGTTGCGATGCTGCCTCTGTGCCGCTGATGGCTCCTACTTGTTTGAGTTGATCAAAGTTCACATTCATTAGGCCTTGCTGAACTGTGGTCTGCAGTCGTTCGTTGCCCAGCACCGAGGTTAAATCTGTGGCACCCGACTTGCCTGTCCAGCTGGTGGGGCTTGACAAGATACTGGTAAATTTGCTGGGATCCAGATTGATCTGTTCAGCCAGTCCGGGTTTGATCAAGCCTGACAACTGCAACTGATCAGCATTAAGGCCAAACTTGCCAAGACCCTTGGTATTGGTAATTGCAGACGCAGCCTGGCCCACTGATGTACTGGTTTGTGCTATTAGTCCTTGTATTTGTGCAGGATTGATTGAGCCTATGTTTTGTTGGCTCACTGTTGTGCCAACAAAGTCACTGACTCCGATTGGATTGGGAATAGGCATTCCTCTTAGATCAGGAAGATTGATTGCACTTCCCAGTTGTTGGGCCTGTGCAAATGATGCTGGCCCTATTTGAGCTATGGCTGCTGACAGGCCACCTGTGGCCTGGGTAACTGCATTGACCAAGCCACCTACCGGTATTCCTGTCAACCCACCAGTGCTGATCTGTTGATCAAATATTGCCCTGGCTTGTTCCACAGTGGCACCTGATGGTCCTTCCACCTCATACACTTCGCCGTTTGGTCCAGTAAATGAAAATTTACTCATGATTTTCTACTTATGCCCCAGCTGGAAGGAACTGGCTCAGCATCTGGTGGAGGAGTGGGCGTTCCTTCAGTCAAACTCACACTGGCCTCTACACCTTTGTTGTGATACGGATACGGCTCGTGAGTTGGTGCTCTTGTGACAATACTCTCTAGTGAATTGGGTTTCACTTGCCAACCTGTAGAGTTGTCAAATGTAGTGTCGTCTAGAGTTGTTTTAGGATACAGCTTGGGAACTTTGACATCTGTTGCGCTGCCGCCGTTGAGATCAATCCTGCTGGCCTTGAATTTCAATGCTGACCCACCGTCCCAGGAGCCACTTTGACTTTTTAATGCTAGACTACCATCACTTCGAAT